GGCAGCGAGACTTCAGAATGAGGTAGCAGATGATGAGATAGCCATTGCTAAGGAAAGAGCAAGAATCATAAGAGAGAGAGTAGCCTTAGGTGAATCTTCAAGACAGGACATAGAGGATCAAGCAACTGCTGAAGCGAGAGTGATAGAATTAGAGGCTGAAAGATCCAGAAGGTTGAGGTCTTTACAGACCAGATTGAATGCCTTTACTGATGCTACAAATGAAAATACTGAGGCATTAGGTAACTATTCAGAGGAACTTACCAAGATTGCTACTAAGGAGATTCAGTTCAAGGCTGATACAGATGCTATAACCTTACAGATGCATCAGGATCTGAGAATGAGTATGGCTATGATAGATCAGCAGTATGCAGATCAGGCTGATCAGATCAGACAAGACTCACTCAAGAAAACGAGAAGTCAGAAGATGGCTGAACTGCAAATCATTGCAGGTACATTAGGATCATTAGCAAACCTTGCAGGAGAGAATGCTCAAGCAGGTAAAGCCCTATCCGCAGCAGAGGCAGTCATCAACACATATACAGGTGCTACTAAGGCATTGGCTCAGGGAGGTATCTATGGTGCTATCGCAGCAGCAGGAGTTGTTGCTTCAGGTATTGCTTCTGTAAGACAGATCTATGCTACACCTATTCCAACGGCAACAGGATCAACAGGTGGTTCAGCACCAAGACCACAGATATCTGCTCCAAGCATAACACCAAGACTATCTTTGAATACTCAAATCTCTGATTTAGGTAATCAGATTACTCAATCATTAGAGAAGAGTCCTGTGAGAGCATATGTGGTGAATCAGGATGTGCAGAATGCAGCGAAGATGGATAGAAAGATTAGAGAAACGGCAACAATAGGATAATATGAAGTTTTTTGAATTAGTATTAGATGAGGAGAAACTCCTTCATGGTATAGATGCGATATCAATTGTAGAGCATCCTGCGATAGAGGAGGATTTCATCACTATGAGTAAGGATCATAAGTTTGAATTCAAGGAGGTGGACAATGAGAAGAGAATTCTCATGGGTGCTGCTATGATCCCAGATAAACCAATCTACCGAAGAGAGGGAGAGGAGGAATACTATGTATTCTTCACTAAGGACACGATCAGGAGAGCCTCTGAGTTGTATCTGATGAATGGTAAGCAGGGAAATGCTACCTTAGAGCATCAGGAGAAGATCTCAGGCTTATCTTTAGTTGAGAGTTGGATCATTGAAGATCCAGAGAAAGATAAGAGCAGAGCCTATGGCTTAGACTATCCTGTGGGAACATGGATGGTTAGTATGAAGGTTAATAACAATGATATCTGGGAGGAATATGTCAAATCAGGAAGAGTTAAAGGATTCAGCATTGAGGGATGGTTCATGCAGCGAGAATCAACTATTGAACTCTCTTCCCAATTACATGAGATTGAATCAGAAGAAGCAGAACACCTCCTATCACTTTATCTATTGGGATTAACAAAGGCAGTCATTAAGAATGATAAGAGATACAAGACAGGAAAGAAATTGGATCTTGAGTCATTCAAAGACTATCCTGATTCAGTATCTAACAATGCGAAGAAGGGAATTGAACTCAATGAGAAGCAAAACAACAAGTGCGCTACTCAAGTGGGTAAGATCCGAGCGCAACAATTAGCGCAGAAGCAACCTGTATCAGTTGATACCATCAAGAGAATGTACTCTTACCTTAGTAGAGCGCAAGAGTATTATGATGAAGGTGATACCACATCCTGCGGATATATCTCCTACATGCTATGGGGAGGATTGAGTGCAAAGAGATGGGCTGAGAGTAAATTGAAGGAATTGGGAGAGATCTGAAAATAACCCAAAATTGTTAATAATAGTTGTTTAATTAGAAAAGTTCAGAAAAATGAATTTACAAGAAGTGTTCAAGAAGATTGAAATGGCTCTTACTCCTTCTCAGGATAATGCTCCAGAGGTACAAGAGGAAGTAAAGGTTGAAATGGCTACAATGAAACTCGCAGGAGGTGTTGTAGTAGAAGCAGAAGCCTTTGAAGCAGGTGAGAATGTTTTCCTCATTGGCGAAGATGAAGAGAAAGTTGCTGCTCCTGTTGGAGAGCATGAATTAGAAGATGGTCGCATCCTTGTTATTGTTGAGGAAGGTGTGATTGCTGAGATTCGTGAAGCAGGATCTGAAGAAGAAGAAGCACCTGAGGTAGAAGTAGAACAGGCTGCTGAAGAAGAGATGGCTTATGTAAGCAAAGAAGAGTTTACTGCGGCTATTGATGAATTGAAAGAAATGATTGCAGCAATGATGCCTCAGGAAGAGGAGATGGCTTCTGAAGAAGTTGAAATGAATGCTGAAGAGGTAACTGAAGAAGTTACTGAGGAGAAGGTAGAGATGAGTGCTGATGAAGCACCTGCTGCTAAGAAGGTAACTGCCGCTCCTGTTGAGAAAAAGCCAGATATGCATAAGTTCGCCACTAAAGGCAGACAAGATGCTTTGGCTCGTGTAATGAGTAAACTATCCTAAATTAAAAACGAAGAAAAATGGCTACAACCACTTCAATTACTACCACATATGCTGGTGAATTTGCAGGGAAATACATCTCTGCTGCATTGTTGAGTGCCGACACACTTGAAGGTGGCGGTATCACTATTAAACCTAATGTGAAATACAAAGAAGTCATGAAGACTCTTTCTACGGATGCAATCGTGAAAGATGCTACTTGTGATTTCTCTGATACTTCTACATTGACTCTTGCTGAGAAGATTCTTCAGCCAGAAGAGTTTCAGGTAAACCTTGAGTTGTGCAAGAGCGACTTTGTAAGCGACTGGGAAGCAATTTCAATGGGCTACTCTGCTTTTGATGAATTGCCTTCAAACTTCGCTGATTACTTGATCGGTCATGTTGCTGCTAAAGTAGCACAGAAAACTGAGCAAACTATCTGGACAGGTGCTACTGCTAACGCAGGTGAGTTCAACGGATTTGGTGCTTTGTTGGCTGCTGATGGAGATGTTGTTGATGTAACAGGTACTTCAGTTACTGCTGCAAATGTTATTACTGAGATGGGTAAAGTAGTTGATGCTATCCCTTCAGCAGTATACGGAAAAGATGACTTGTACTTGTATGTATCTTCTAATGTTGCTCGTGCTTATGTTCGTGCATTAGGTGGATTCGGTGCTTCAGGTCTTGGTGCTAATGGTGTTCAGAACAACGGAACTACTTGGTTCAATGGTCAAGATTTGGCTTTTGATGGTGTGAAGATCTTTGTTGCTTCTGGTATGGCTGACAACACTATGGTTGCTGCTCAGAAATCAAACTTGTTCTTTGGTACAGGTTTGTTGGCTGACCACAATGAAGTAAAACTTCTTGACATGGCGGATCTTGACGGATCAAAAAATGTTCGTGTGGTAATGCGCTATACGGCAGGGGTTCAGATTGGTATCGGTGCTGACATCGTTTACTACTCTTAATCTGATTGATTGATTAACCAATAGAGGGCAGGTGGGCTAAAGCCTGTCTGCCCTTTTTTAATACTTGAAATATGGCTTGTGCATTAACAAAAGGAAGAAACGAACCTTGTAAGGATGTTGTAGGTGGAATCACCGCAGTATACTTTGCAGACTTTGGAACATTAGGTGATCCGACCTATGATGGGAGTGATACGGATGTGATTGATTCATTCGGTGGTACACCTACTTGGTTTAAATTTGAGGTAAAAGGAAACTCATCATTTGAGCAAACAATTACTTCATCTCGTGAGAATGGAACTACATTCTTTGATCAGACCTTGAACTTAACATTCAAGAAGATGAGTAAGCAGACTCACAATCAATTGAAACTTATCTCTTATGCTCGTCCTCATGTAGTAGTTGAGGATAACAACGGAAATAAGTTCCTTATGGGATTGGAGTATGGTGCTGAGGTAAATGGTGGTACTATCGTAACAGGTGCTGCTATGGGAGATCTATCTGGATATACTTTGACAATGAATGCTCAGGAGAAAGTTCCTGCTAACTTCGTAGATGCTACGATTACTGCGGATGCTTCTGTGATTAGTGATATCTAAGGATCAGATCCTGATAAATGAAAAAACCCCTTCCATTTCTGGAGGGGGTTTCTTTTTGATAGGAATCTCACCTATCAGAGAGAGATGAATAGTGCAAATATAACCAACATCTTGTTTTTGGGTTTTATAATTGATGATTATTGTAAAAGAAAATACAACGGCTCAGATTACTATGTATTTAAGAGACTTCACAACGCAGTCTTTTGAATTACAAGTTATCTCGGAAGATCAACGCAAAGTAGTATACGATTCTTTAGTGCTTGGAACTTATGATGATTTCAGGAGAACATTTAGAATAGGATATAATGTATCTGCGCTTATTCCTGAGAGTTTCTATGTGGTAAAAATTTGGGAAGTAGGGAAAGTCAAACTACTTTCACAGGATAAGATGTATATCCTGCCTTCAGGATCTGATGTAGCGACATATCAACCTAAATTGGCTACAACAGAAAAGACTATGAATAACGAGTTCAAGATTTATGGAGAGTAATTTCAAGTTTGTTCAACTATCAAGTTATACAAGCCCTGTTATTTCAGAGAATAGCAAGAAGGGATGGGTAGAGTACGGAGATGATAATGATTATTTTCAGTACCTAATAGATAGATATAATGGATCTCCTACGAACAATGCAGTAGTATCTGGAATCA